TACGGCACTCCATCTGCAATCACAAGTGTAAGATCTGCATGTGTTGCTGCTTACGATCTAGTAAGAGACCCAGAAACTTTTGGTGATATTGATTTCCTAGTTCCTGGTACAATTTCCGAAACTGCTGCAGTAAGACTTATTGACATTGCAGAGTCAAGAAGAGATTGTATGGCAGTTGTTTCCCCAAGAAGAACTGACGTAATTAACTCAGAATCTTCCACTGCAAAGACTGATCTAATTATTTCATTCTTCAAGACACTACCAAGTTCTTCGTTTGCAATCTTTGATTCTGGTTATAAGTACATCTACGACAAGTATAACGATAAGTATCGTTATGTTCCTTGTGCTGCTGACATTGCTGGTCTCTGTATTTCTACCACAATTAATTCAGAAACTTGGTTCTCACCTGCTGGTTATAACAGAGGAAATCTACGTAATGCACAAAAACTTGCATACTCGCCAAAACAAGCAGAAAGAGATCGTCTCTATGTAAATAGAGTCAACCCAGTAGTTGCATTCCCTGGTCAAGGTATTGTTCTGTTCGGTGACAAAACTGCTCTTGCTTCTCCTAGTGCATTCGACAGAATCAATGTTCGCAGACTATTCATTGAACTAGAGAAGAACGTTGCTTCATTCTCGAAGTTCCAACTATTTGAAATTAATGACGAGATTACCAGAAGTGGTTTCAAAGCTGCTGTTGAACCATACCTCAGAGGTGTTCAAGGAAGAAGAGGTATTTATGACTTCCTAGTTGTTTGTGACTCTTCAAATAACACTCCTGACGTAATTGATCGTAATGAATTCAATGCTGAAATCTACATCAAACCTGCCAGAAGCATTAACTTTATCACAATCACATTTGTTGCAACGAGAACTGGCGTTTCGTTCAATGAACTAATTAACTAATTCATTATTTTCGTTAACAAAACCTAGGAGAAAAAAACAATGGCTAGAGGTATTTCAGAATTTAAGTCTCGTCTTGTTAAGGGTGGTGCAAGACCTAATCTGTTCATGGTTAGATTAAATTTTCCAACCACCCTATCCAACATCGTTGATATCGATCAGATTGATTCTGCAACGGATCTAACTGGTCAAGCTGAGTTTCTTGTAAAGACTGCTCAACTTCCTGCATCAACTGTTGGTGTAATCGACGTTCCTTTCCGTGGAAGAATGTTAAAGGTTGCTGGAGACAGAACCTTTGAACCATGGTCAGTAACCGTCGTTAACGATGGAGATTTCAGACTCCGTAAGGCGTTTGAAACTTGGTCAAGAGGTGTTAACGCTCTCACCGAGAACGTTTCTCAACTTGGTTACGGAACTGGAGATCCAGTTTCCTACTGTGTAGATATGACAGTATATCAACTCAGCAGAGATAACCAAGCACCAAGCAAGACTCCAACTAATATGAATGCTCTTGGTGAAGATGGAATGCAGGTTATCCGTGCCTACAAATTCTTTGATTCGTGGCCATCGGCTATTTCTGCAATCGATCTTTCATATGAGTCGAATGATCAGGTAGAAGAGTTCACCGTAGAGTTCCAATACAACTACTACGAAGTAACAACTCCTGCACTAGATACCGCACTCGGATCGTAATAAATAGTTGATATAAAGACAATTATACTATGTCTCAACTATTTGGATTCTCAATTGAGGAGCGTAAGAAAAAGGAAAAACTAATTTCTCCCGCTCCTCCAAATAACGATGATGGCACCTCCGTAGTAGCGGCAGGTGCCTATTTTGGTCAGTATATTGATATTGATGGTATTCCCAAAAACAATAACGAATTTGAATTAATTCGTAAGTACAGGGAAATTGCTCTACACCCAGAGTGCGATAATGCCATCGATGATATTATCAATGAATCTATTAGTAGTGATCTAGATTTTGCACCAGTCAAAATTGAACTGACTAATTTAGAAGTTAGCGATAAAATTAAAAAAACTATTAGAGAAGAATTTAATTATATACTTAGACTTATTGATTTTGATAGAAGGTCTCATGAAATTTTCCGTCGTTGGTATATTGATGGAAGACTTCATTATCATAAAGTAATTGATTTTGAGAATCCTAAAGAAGGTATCAAAGAACTCAGATATATTGATGCTCTCAAGATTCGCAAAGTCAGAGAAGTAGTAAGAAATAAAGAAAATCAATTTGTTCTAAATGGTACTGCAAGATTTGATTATGGAGATACTTTAGAGTATTATCTCTATTTTCCTGCTGGGTATAAAGCGGATCAAAACAAAGGAATTAGAATTACACATGACGCAATAACATTTGTGTCTTCTGGATTGATGGATCATAATCACAACATGGTGATTAGTCATCTCCACAAAGCAATCAAGTCGGTAAACCAGTTGAGAATGATTGAAGATTCTCTGGTTATTTACAGACTCTCAAGAGCACCAGAACGTAGAATTTTCTACATTGATGTTGGTAACTTGCCTAAGATGAAGGCAGAACAATATCTCAGAGAGGTAATGTCTCGTTACCGCAACAAACTTGTATACGATTCTGCAACTGGTGAAATCCGTGATGATCGCAAGCACATGAGTATGCTTGAGGACTTCTGGCTCCCAAGACGTGAAGGTGGTAGAGGAACTGAGATTACTACACTTCCTGGTGGTCAAAACCTTGGAGAACTTGAAGACGTTAAGTATTTCCAGAAGAAACTCTATAAGTCCCTCAACATTCCACTTTCAAGATTAGAACAAGAGAGTTCATTTACCATTGGTAGATCCAACGAGATCACTAGAGATGAACTTAAATTTGCTAAATTTGTCGGTCGTCTTCGCAAAAAATTTAGTGATCTTTTCTTAGATGTATTACGTACACAACTAATTCTAAAAGGTATTTTCACTCCAGAAGACTGGAATGAAATGAAAGAAAATATTCAATTTGATTATATTTTTGACAATCATTTCACTGAACTTAAGAATAATGAATTACTTACAGAACGTCTAAATTCCGTAAATCTAGTAGAACCTTATGTTGGTAAGTACTTCTCCGCAGAATATGTGAGAAAGCAAGTTCTTCAATTTACAGATGAAGAATGTGAAGATATTGATCTACAAATTAAAAAAGAAATTGAGTTGGGTATCATTGCAGATCCAAATGCAATGATGGATCCAAATGCAATGGCCGGAGCGCCAGCTGATGGTCAACCTCCTGCAGATGGTGCTGGTGGTGGTGACTTAGATACTGCCTTCGCGAGCGCGATTTCCTCTTCGGACTATTCTAAAGGAAATATTTAATAAATAACTATTGTATAAGTGGAGTATATTATGCCATCTATAGCGAGAGAAATTGTTGACGCAATTCTTGATCGAGATAATGTAAATGCAAATGAAAAAATTTATGATGCCCTTTACGGAAAAAGTTCAGAAGAACTTCTTGCGAGAAAGGCTGTAATTGCAAAACATTTTTTCAATCCAGAGTTTGACGGAAACCAAACTGATAATGATGAAAATTTTGAAGATACAGAAGAAACCGCAGAGTAATCCCAATGAAACTAATATCAGAAGAAATCGTAGATATTCAATTTATTGCCGAACAAAATAGTAACGGCAGTAAATCATATTTTATTGAGGGAGTATTCCTACAATCCGATATTAGAAATCGTAATGGAAGGATGTACCCGTTTGATACTCTCAATAGAGAAGTCTCAAAATATAATGAAAATTATATTCAAAAGGGTAGAGCTCTTGGTGAGTTGGGACACCCAGATGGACCAACTATTAACCTAGACAGAGTATCTCACAAGATTGTTTCCCTACAAAGTGAAGGTAAAAACTTCATCGGGAAAGCAAAAATTCTTGAAACTCCTATGGGTAAGATTGCAAAGAACTTACTTGATGAAGGAGTAAAACTTGGAGTTTCTTCAAGAGGCCTTGGATCCATTGAGAGAAGAGGTGATACTAATGTCGTTAAAGACGACTTTATGCTTTCCACCGCAGCTGATATTGTTGCGGATCCTTCTGCTCCAGGTGCTTTTGTACAAGGTATCATGGAAAATAAAGAGTGGATGATGGTTAATGGTCAATGGGTTGAAACTCAGTTTG